AGACTATTGCTGGTGTTGGTCCAAAAACAGTTGACAATATTTTGGCTTGGTTAGAAGTAAATGAAGAATGGGTAGTACAACTACCAGTTCAGCTAGAACAAGACTTGAGTGTACAAGCTATTATGTCTACTTCTAAAAACAAAAAGGTCTGTGTGACTGGTAAACTTGATATGACTCGCAATCAAATTACAGAACATCTTGCGAAGTTTGGTTTTCAAGTGACAAACACAGTTACTAAAGACTGTATTGCTTTAATTAGTGGAGATAGTGACGCTACCTCATCTAAAGCCAAGCGTGCTGAATCTCTAGGCATAAAAATTATCAATTACTGGGATAATCGTGCAGAGATTCTAAAAGGAATTGTTTAACAACAAGCAATTACTTTAACTTTTTACTTGGTTATAGCTGATTTCTTCTGATATAATCAATTCATAAAGTTGAGAAAAGAGTTTTTCAACTTCAAACACAAAACCAAACTTTAAAAGAGGGAAAATAAAATGAGTAAATTTGAATATACTGAAGACATGGTTACCCGTATGGAATCTGCTTGTGCAAGCGGTGTAACAGAAGACATTATTGAAACACTTTGCGATGAGTTCGAGTTTCCTCGTCGTTCAGTAACTGCAAAGCTTCGCAAGCTTGGATTTGATGTTCCTAAGAAGCCTGGCGCAGCACCTGTATTCTCAGCTGAAGAAACTGATGCACTAGCAGCTTTCTTGGGAGAAAACTCTGGTGTTCACACAGCTGAAGAAATTGCCGATGTATTTGCTGGTGGTAAGTTTACTGCTCGTCAGATTAACGGTAAAGCACTGTCACTTGAAATGACTTCTCATATCAAGCCAGCTGAAAAGAAGATCACTCCTAAGACCTTTACTGCTGAACAAGAAGCTCAAATCGAAGCACTTGTTAATGCTGGTAAGTATCTTGAAGAAATTGCTGATGAACTTGGTCGTCCAGTCAACTCTGTTCGTGGTAAGCTTCTTTCAATGGGTCTTAAAGCAGAACAGCGTGATAAGAAAGCTTCAAAGTCTGATCCATATGAGGGTATTGAAGATATGCTCGATCAGTCTGTAGAAGATATCGCTGATGCATTTGGTAAAACTGTGCGTGGTGTTAAGACTGTTCTTACACGTCGTGGCCTTTCATGTGCAGATTACACACCGAAAGCAAACGAAGGTTAATTTTAACCTTTCAAATATAAAAAGCAAGGCAGAGGCTTTTAGTCTCTGCCTACTTGTGCAATGAAACTGTACCAATTACCTGAACCTGCATTAGATTATATAATCTCACTCTCTCCTCAACAACGCTATCTCTATCTTAAAGAAGTTGCTTTAAAACATTTTTCAACAACCTTAGACGACAAAGAGATGTTGGAACGTACTATTAAAGCATTAGAGGCTAGTGTTTTGATGGAAAAGCTATACCGAAATAATGAGTTTTTAAAAAAGAACTTTACAATGGTATACTCTGATGGCGGGATAGTAAGAAACATGGTTAATGATATATATTATACAGAGGATGATTTAATAGTACACTAATGATACATACTTTATATAGTGATGATATTTATATCACAAAACTGCCACAACATAGACAAGTAAAAAATCTCTTAATGCCTTTTGCACTAAGAGATGAAATGTTTGTAGAGACAAAATGGAATTGTAATGTACAAACAACTATGAGTGAAAAAAACCCGGAATTACCTTGGACAGAGGTAGTTCCTTTTTTTATTGAACAAGTAAAAGAGTATATAAAGTGGTTTGAACCAAAAACTGATTTTGAAATAAGAGCAGCTCCATGGATGTGTAGATATAAAAAAGGAGCCTTTCAAGAACAGCACAATCATTTAGGAGTTTTTAACGAACAGTTTAGTTGTGCATACTTTATGAATAATCCTCCAAATAGTTCAAGATTTGTCTTTTCTAATTCACAAGACTACTATACAGCTGCTGGTTGGAAAAATTTTTTTGAGAATCCACCAGAAAGATTATATGAGCCTCCTCAAGAAGAGGGAACACTAATTATATTTCCAAGTCATTTAGATCACTATGTTACTCCTAATCGGTCAGACGAGATAAGAGTAAGCATTAGTATGAACTTTGCTCTAGTTTAAACTAAACTAGAGACTGTAAGCGACGGGGTAAAGCCGTCAAACAGAAAGGAAAATGCAATGGAAGCACTTACCTTATGGATGGTAGTTGGATTTTTATTCGCTGCCTATTCCGTGATAGCAAATGATTCAGTACAAACTCTCGGTACATGGATCGCATCAAACAATGAAAGATTTAGTTATACAACACTGTGGACTGCTGCCTCAGCAGTTTTATTATGGGCGTTATGGTACGGTTGGTATGCCTATGGAGGAGACATTTCTTATGGGCGGTTAAATAAAATACCGTTTCAAGAAGTGCAATGGTATCATGCTTTAGCACCTGGAATTCTACTAATACTAACTCGTTTTGGAGTTCCAGTTTCAACATCATTTTTAGTATTAAGTGCTTTTGCAAGTACGTTTGTACTAGAAAAAATGTTAATGAAATCGATTATGGGATATGGTATTGCTGCTATTGTTGCATATACCATTTGGTATTTTGTTAGCCGTTGGCTAAACGAAGGAATACCTGTCAAAGAAGAGCATAAAACTTTTTGGCGAGTAGCCCAGTGGATAACCACAGGATTACTTTGGTGGACTTGGTTAAGCCACGATGTTGCTAACATTGCAGTATTTTTACCTCGTACATTAACATTTGACCTAATGGTAATGGTTAGTGTTGTGTTTATTGCAGGTTTATATTTCATGTTTCGTGAAAACGGTGGTAAAATACAAAAAATCGTATTAGAAAAACACAATACTCGTTATGTTCGTAGTGCTACGTTAATTGATCTTTTTTACTGGTTAATTTTGTGGTTTTTCAAAGAACTAAATGATATTCCGATGTCAACAACTTGGGTGTTTGTCGGACTACTTGCAGGACGTGAACTTGCTATTGCAACATTTACTGGTAAGAAAAAAACTCGTAGTGTTTTTCCTCTAGTTGGAAAAGACTTTATGAAAATGATGATAGGATTGGCAGCTAGTGTTGCTATTGTATTATTAATTCATGGGGTAATAGCTCCTAACTAATGTAAAATTAACATTGACAGAGACTCCTGATTAGCGTATTATAAATATACAACTAATCAGGAGTTTTTTATGTACTTTAACAAAACAGAAACTAACTGGCGAATATCTCAATGCTGCCAGTTTCATGATAAGCAAAAAGCAAAAAGGTATAATTTTGGAACAACAACAAAAACATACGCCCTCAAAGAAGGAGGTAAAGAAAGAGTTCAAGCGAAGGCTCTCGAAAACTGTCGCAAGCTGGAAGATATTTTGGAAACATACTTTCCAACTCAGCCAATTCATCTACGAAGTTTTCGTATCTCGTCTGAGTTATTTCCTTGCTACACTCTTGATTTTACCCGTGAGTGGTATAAAGAAATTTGGGACGAAATTTCAGAAATACTTTCTAGAGCAGGAAGTAGTGCAATTAAAAATGAAGTACGTCTTAGTGTCCATCCTGGGCAATATACTGTTCTGGCTTCTAATAAGCCAGATGTAGTAGAAAAATCAATTGAAGACTTAGAATATCATGCACTATATGGATCTTTAATGGGATTACCCGCTGAAGATTTTACAATGAATATTCATCTACAAGGACTATACGGAGGAAAACACGAAGATGGTATTAAACGGTTTGCCACCCACTTCCCATACCTTTCCGACTACGCCCAAAAGTGTCTTGCAGTCGAGAATGAAGATAAGCCCAATGGATATGACATCCGGCACACACTTGAGCTTGCGCAACGGATCCCTATCAGGTGTACCCTCGACACACACCACTATGCCTGCCATAGAATGGTTGAGACAGAGAGAGTTAAAATTGGCGAAAAAACGGTCAATCGGAAAGTGCGAGACGTGGATCACATCACCCACACAAGTGACTACTTCTTGGAAGCTGTCAAAAGCTGGAGAGGAGTACGCCCGTTGTTCCACAAATCACAATCATTTCACCCCGACAATATCGATTACTGGATGAAGCCTAATGCTCATTCAGAAACATATTGGGACGAACATCTTATGGCTAATCATGTGCCTATGTTAGAGTATGCTGACTTTGATATTGAAGCAAAATTCAAAGAAGTAGCTGTACAAGGATTCTATGATTTTATCAAAGCTGAAGAAGAGTTTGCGGGAGAAAAAATTATCACTAAAACAATGTAGGAGGCGCGATGATACTAGTTTGGATAACGTTTCTAACAGCTATTGCTATATCAGGAGTAGCTGCTTGGTTTAGTGTTATCGGACTAACACAAATATTTGCAGCAGCATTTTTGCCAGTTGCTATTATGGGAGGTGTGTTAGAACTAGGAAAAGTTGTAGCAGCTGTATGGACTCATCATCATTGGAGAGACTTATCTGTTATATCAAAAACAATTCTAGTTCCAATAGTAGGTCTTCTGATGGTAGTAACTAGTTTGGGTATTTTTGGACTACTATCAAAAGGACATAGTGCTCAAGAAATGCCTATTATCATAGTAGAGCAAAAAGTCGCAGTACTTGATACACAGATTCAGTTTGCTAAAGATAAAGTAACAGGATTAAATGTTAGACTTAATACACTAAATGAAGCACTAACTAGATATATTGAACTTGGTGCAGTATCTAAAGGTTTAGATAAGACCCAAGAAGATATTTCAAATATACAATCACAAATACAATCAGAACTAAATAATATAGCTGATCTAGAACAACAAAAACTTAAAGAAAAACTATCAATTAGTGAAGTAGAAGCAGAGCTTGGCCCACTTAAATATGTCGCTAACTTACTAGGAGAAACAGATAATTTACAAAATGCAGTTACTATTGTTATTTTTATAATTATATTTTGTTTTGATCCTTTAGCACTAATTCTACTAGTGTTATCAGTTGATAGAATATTTAATAGACAACAAATATTTGATGCTGAAAACTTAACTAAACTAAAAGCTATTGAGTTAGCTAAGAAAAAACTAGGCTTAACTAGAGCTCAATCAGAAAAAATGAGTAAAGAGGCGATTGTTCAGCTACTCAATAATGCAAAATAAATGTACATTGTATTTGACAACTACCCTCCGTTTTGTTATAATATACAAAATGGAGGGTTTTTAAATGGCAAGAGCAAGAGTCAATACAAACGAAATTCCTGAATCAAAAATCAGACAAGTTATCTGGATGATAAAAGCCAACAAGACTAAAAAGGCTTGTTGTGAGCATCTTGGTATTGCTTATAATACAAAAAGACTTGATGCTATTATTCAAGAATTTAGAGATAAAGAAGAAAGACAGAAAGAGCTTAAAAAGAAAGCAAGAGCTAAGGTTCTTTCTGAATCTGAAATTAAAAGCATTGTAGCTGACTATCTTGATGGAGATAATCAGACTAACATTGCAAAACGAATGTATATCAGTCCTCAGCGAGTAAAAAAGATTCTGATAGAAAACAATGTTCCTATCAGGGCAAGAGGAAAAAATAAAGCTGCACAAGTAGATCACGTTGTACAAGACTTAGATGTAATTTTTAAAGCAGGAGATAGAGTATTTATTCCTTCTAAAAATACTTTTGCAAAAATTACTGAAGTATATGACGAAGAGTGGATTGATTATTATAGATCTCCTATTCGTAGAAAATATGTTGAACTACACGGTTTAAAATACGCTAGAAAAAAGTTTGGTGAATCGTATGAAGGACAAATGGGTGTCCATTACGAAATTTACTGGGAATATGATAATGGCAGATCTTGGAAAGAAGATGCTATTATTCGTGCGATTAAAAAAGCAGAAACCTATATTGAAGAAACGGGTAGAGAGTGGTATCTAAGCTATATGGAAGGTGATAGAGCAGGATACTTTTCTGGAACTAGAGATAAATTTTATCCAATAGCGAGTAGATAATAGATGAATATTGATCTTCAAAAACTGACAATAAAACGATTATTGTCAGAACAGAATCACGATTTCTTTACAAAGCTTAGCCCCTACTTTTTCTCAGGAGCTAACTCTTCTATTTATAATAAAATAGAGTCCTACTATAAAGCAAATCTTAAAATACCTTCAGAAGAAGAGTTTTACCTTATCAATAAAGATGTTAACTCTCAAGAATATTTTGAGACACAAATTGTTGCATCTGAAAAATATGGAGATATTGATAATGATTTTATTATTGCACAACTTCAGGATCATTTTGTAAGAGAAGAAACAATCTCTTTCTTAGACGGTTATATTGATCAACTAGAAGATTTAGAAAAAATTGAAATAGTAGATAAAATACAAAACCATCTTTTAAAGCTTAATAGTGCATTGCCCACATCAGATGAGTTATTTGATGTAGCTGATCTTGATTTCTTTCCAAGTGCTGACGATTTTAAGCTATATCCTTCTGGATTAAGTGCTGAGTATGATGCAATTAATGGTGGTTTTGGATCACAAGAACTTGTTCTTCTTGGAGGTAGACGCGGGTCGGGTAAATCTATTATATCACTAAACTGTTCTATCAATAGATTTTTACAAGGATCAACTGTTGCATTTTTTAGTATCGAAATGCGTTACAAAGAAGTGCATGATAGGCTTCTTAGTATTATTAGTGAAGTTCCATTTCTTGACATTTATAAAAACAAACTAAGTGAAGAACAAAAGTTAAAATTAGCAAAAGCAAAACTAGATTATTTCTTTGATAATACAGATCAAAAAGCAGTTGATTACTATAATGAATTAGAAAAAACAAAAGATTTCAAAGCATTTGAACAAAAGATGAAGTTTGATAAACCAGAGTATAAAGAAAATCGCTTCTTTATTATTGATGATGCAGGATTAACACTTAACCGTATTGATCATTATTGTAATATGTTTCAAGCTAAATATCCAAGATACACTATGGCTTGTGTAGATTATATTAATATCATCAGGCATGAGGATCAAAAAGACTGGAAGAGTCAGATTACTATTGCAGAAAACCTAAAACTAATGAGTCGTAAATATGATTTAACAATGTTCTCTCCTTATCAGATTGATGCCGGTGGTGAAGCTCGTTTTGCAAAAGGTATTTTAGATTCTGCTGATCGTAGTTTTAATTTCTTTCCGCCCGATGAAAATAATGATCCTAATCGAGTAGCTGTTCATACTACAAAAATTCGTAATGGTAGAACAATGAATTTTGATATTGGAATGAATTGGGAGTGTACTAAAGTTGTGGCAAGTGATTCAAACTTAATTAATGAGAAACCATTTGCGGCAGCAAAATATGGAAGTGAAGAAGATAAACAACCAAAACGCACAAGAGAAATTGAGCGTGATCTATGATAAAACAATGGTTACAAAAACGAAAAGATAAAAAAATACACAAAAGACGTATGGAACAGATGAAAAAGAATCCATATAAACGTGTAGATAGTGAAAATATGACAGAAACCGAAAAAATGGATAAAGGTTTTAACGGTAAAACCTATACAATGAATGGAATGGATATTGACTTCTGATAGAATGCTTTGGATTATATGGGGTATTATTGTGCTAATTACAGTAGCAGCGCTGCCTTTTGTTGTGCGTATGCAGTACTTATCAGAATTTTTAACAAGGTGTTTTGGGTAATGGATTTAGTAGACTTATTAACAGAAAAAGGTATCACTTACAAAAAATCAAACAATCCAAGTGAGATTCTTATCACCTGTACATCTGGTGAACACGTAGATAAAGATCCAAGCCTTAGTTACAATCTTGAAAAAGATATGTTTCACTGTTGGAGTTGTGGATTTAAAGGTAGTAAACGCAAATTTCTAGAGAGTATTGGCGTTTCTAGTAATATTACTTTTGAAACAAAACAGTCTTTTAAAATACAAAAGTTAAAAAATAAAATTACAAAACTAATGGAAGCCAATGAATGTAATATGCCTACAGAGTTTAGACTTTGGAATCAAAGTTACAAAGGCATTAATGAAAAAACATTAAAAGAGTTTGGTTGTTTTACTACAACAGAGATGGGTTTTGAAGACTATCTTTGTATTCCTGTTTATCAATTTGGTAAGTTAAAGTTTATTGAAGGAAGATATAGATTTAATTCAAAAAATAAACCAAAATATAACCGTAAACCTACTGGTGTAAATGTAACAAATATCGCATTTCCTTTAGATAAACTTGAAGACAAGTCTAAAGTTATAATAGTTGAAGGCATATTTGATATGCTAAACTTATGGCAACACGGAGTCAGAAACGTTTTATGTGTCTTTGGAACACAAAACTTTGGTGACCAAAAAGTAAAACTATTTGATGATGTAGGTATTAGAAATGTTCAAATCATGTTTGATGGTGATGCTGCTGGACAAAGTGCCGCAGGAAAAATAAGAAATTTATTAACTAAAAATAACATTTCATCTAGTATTATAAAGGTTCCACTGGGTAAAGATCCAGGATTATTAGTACCAGATGAAATAAAATCTCTATTGTCTAATGGATAAAATGTTGATATAATTATGTATGAATTAAGAATGAGGAAAAGTTATGAGTAAAAAAATTGCATTTGTTTATCCAGCCAAGATAAACAACCCAGACAAAACACTTGCTAAATTTATGGATAAACATATCAGTGATGAGGCTGACTATGTATTTCTATGCTCTCAAGAAAAAGAAAAAATCTTGAAAAAAGATATTGATTGTGATATTGATAATCTAAAAAAGACTTATGAGATTATTGTTCCAATTGGCGCAGAAGCTCTTAAATATGTTTGTGGACTTACAGGTATTACAAAATATAATGGTATGTTTATTGAAAAGAAATTTCTTCCACTAATCAATCCTTCTATGATTGTGTTCAAACCACAGTATGAAGAAGACATTATTAAAGCATTTAATATGCTAGGCAAAATATTAGTTGGTGAAGTTGATAATACTACTCATGAAAAAGATTATCGCTTTATTGATAATCGTAATCAATTTGAAGAGTATTTAGAAATATTAAAACAAGCAGATCCGATTGTAGTCGATATTGAAACTTCTGGTCTTAATCCAAGAAGTTCAAACGTGCTCGGTATTGCTTTAAGCACTAAACCTCATGAAGGAGTATATGTATCTTCTGAGATCTGCCACGCTTATAAGTCTGAAATACACGAGTTATTCAAAACTAGAAAATGTATTTTTCATAACGGAAAATTCGATATGGGTTTTTTAGAGTATGAATTTGATTTTGAGTTTCCTGATTTTGATGACACAATGCTTATGCATTACTGCCTTGAAGAAGCTGTGGGAACACACGGTCTTAAACCTCTTGCACTTCGATTTACTGATTTAGGTGATTATGAAAAAGAGTTAGATGATTACAAAAAAGTATTTTGTCGAAAAAATAAGATTAAACTAGACGAGTTTAATTATGGTATGATTCCTATTGATATTCTTGCTCCTTATGCAGAACGTGATGCTGATGCTACATTTCAGCTATATAATAAATTTTGGCCTTTAATAGATCGTAGCGAAGGTTTTACAAAACTATATAAAGAAATACTACTACCAGCAACATCTGCTCTTATGCGTCTTGAGAAAAACGGTGGTTATATTGATACTTCTATGTTACAATCTGTTAAAGAAAATTATGAGATTGATATTGAAGAATGTATTAATGAAATTTCGATGCACGAAGCAGTACAACGTTATGAAAAACTACACGAAAAAACTTTTAATCCAAATAGCACTCTTCAATTGCGTGAAGTTTTCTTTAAGATTCTTAGACTAAAATCTACAAAGAAAACTTCCACTGGGGCAGAGTCTACAGACAAAGAGGTATTACAAGAACTAGCTCATCCTCTTGCAGAAGCTATTCTTGATTTAAGAGAAAAAACAAAACTTACAAACACTTATTTATCTAATATTCAAAACGGAGTAGATGCAGATAGTCGTTTACGCTCAGGATTTAATATTCACGGAACAACCTCTGGTCGTCTATCTTCTAGTGGGAATCTAAACTATCAAAATATTCCTCGTGATAATAAAGATATTAAAAAAATGTTTAGAGCAAGAGATGGATTTAAAATTATGCAGTGTGACCTTCAAACTGCTGAGGTTTATTATGCAGCAGCTCTGAGTAATGATAGATTCTTACAACGAGCCTTTATTGAAAAGCTTGACTTTCATTCGTATATTGCTAAACAAATTTTTAATCTTCCTTGTGAGGTAAATGAGGTAAAAAATACTTTTGGAGATAAAAGACAACACGCTAAAGCTATTACTTTTGGTATTATGTATCAAGCTGGTCCTGCAAAAATTGCAGAAACAGCGGGTGTTGGTTTTCAGGAAGCTAAATCTTTTATCAACAAATACTTTAACGAAGCCTATAATCTAAAACGTTGGATTGATTCAGCTAATAGACAAATTGAATTAAATGCTTATATTTATTCATACTTTGGCCGTAAGCGCAGACTTCCTGAGTCTCGATCTCCAAACCAAGGAGTAGCTAAACACGCTATTCGTTCTGGTGTTAACTTCTTAGTACAGTCTGTAGCATCTGATATCAATGTTTTAGGATTAATTGATGCTATGAAGTGGATTGATGATAAAGGATATCAAGAAGATATTCTTCCTTTTACGGTTGTGCATGACTCTATTGTTGCTGAAGTTAGAGAAGACCTGTGTGAAGAATGGGCAATCAACTGCACAAAAGCACTTCAGTCTCCTAGAGGAGTAGAAATTGAAGGTTGTCCTATTGGTGTTGATTTTGAAATCGGTCCTAGCTGGGGAGAGTTAGAAGGTTTTAAATGATAAGTAAAATTATTGATACTATTAACTATCCTGCATTTGCACTAAAAGAAGCTCCTTATAAAGTAACTTTTAAAGAAGATAGTATTACTATTATAAAACAACCTGATGGTAAAGAATATATTTTTGATGTTATGGTCGAAGATGCTAATTCTTATGTAGAAAGACTATTTTATATAGAAGAAGAAATGAATAATAGAATACAGTTTGACTATACTATCTTAAATAAAGAACAACTAGTTTTTAGTTATGAAAATCTAGGGTGGTGTGTTGATGCCGTTGGTAAAATATTTAATCTAGGACACAAACAAAACTTACCAGTACAGTGTAGAAAAGTAAAGAATATTAAAGGAAACAAAATCTGGTTAGAAAAAATACTCGCTCCATTTGATCTTCCTGTAACAGTAGAAGAATCAAATGCAGATGAGTTATGGGCTACTATAGTAAGTGTTAACAATGTTTGGTATATTAAAAAACTTTCATATGAATATATCAACTATGATAACTATTTGGTGACATGACAGAAAAAATTAATATTAAATATGCATCTCTATCAGATAAAATATATATCAATGGTGATGCAATAGAAGACATTGAGAAGTTTGAAAGGGCGTATAGTTATATACTAGACGATGTAACTTTTTATACCTATGATTATGACGAAGAAGAAGACGTATATTCAGTGCCTTCAAACTCTTATTATAAGCTGAATATTCAAGAATATAATGATAAGAGAAACTTCTTTGCTAATGAAGAAGACAAAGCATTTAAATTTGCCGGCAGTCTTAGAGAAGAACAACAAGATGTAGTAGATGCTTTTTTTAAGATAGGCAGAGTAAGAAGCGGTTTATTTCAGGCGCCGTGTGGTTGGGGTAAAACTTATGCAGCGTGCTCTCTTATTGCTCAAGCTGATATGCCTACACTCATTATCGTTCACACAAAATTACTATTTAAACAATGGCAACAAGAATTAGAAAAACTAATACCAAATGCAGATATTGGGTATATCGGAGATGGAGACTTTAAATTAACTAATTTAACTGTTGGAATATATAAAAGTGTTCATAATAATATGGAACATATCAGAGATAAGTTTAGTTTAATTTTTGTAGACGAAGCACATCTATGCCCTGCTGATTTATTTTCTACTACAGTTAACAATATTAATTGTAAGATTAAAATAGCAGTAACAGCAACTCCTCGTAGAAAAGACGGAAAACATATTGTATTAAATGATTTTTTTACACCATTCAGAGTAGTAGCGCGAGACGAAAAAGAACATGAAACTCCTCGTATAGAATTAATACATACAGACGTAGCCTTTAATGTTATAGAGCCTAAACGAGACTGGTCAAGGCAAATGAATAAAATAACACAGAATAAGGCTTTACTATCTCTTATAGCAAAAGAAGCTACTCAAGACATAGCAAACGGTAGATGCTTATTAATATTATCTGAAAGAGTTGATATGTTAAAGACTCTACAAAAAATGATAAATAAAAGCGTATTACTTATTGGTGAAACTGGAGAAGAAGATAGAAAAGAGATACTAAAAACAGCAGGGTCTAAATATATGGCAATACTTTCTACAAAAATATTTGATGAAGGTATTTCCTGTCATAGATTAGACACTCTTTACCTAACTTGTCCTAATAATAATCCTATTAAGTTAGAACAAAGAATTGGTAGAATAATCAGAGAACACCCAGAAAAGAATGTTCCTCTTGTAAAAGATTTTTGGTTTAAAGGAGCTATTGTTAATAACCAACAAAGAAAAAGACTAGAATGGTATAAAACTAGAGGATATATACTGTGAAACATATGTTTAACTGGTTTGATCTAAAAACAAAATCCAACAACGAACCAGAATCTATATTAATCTTGACATATGCTATTACAAAAAGTTATAATTCTATTATAGCTTGGAATTCAAAACACCTTATGAATTCTTTAAAAATTAATAGAATACCTAGCACTTTATTTAAAAGAAATTTATTAGTAAATACAAAAAAAGGTATAGTAGGTAAATATAAACCAACATTACCTGATGCATATTTTAAAAATAAAAGATTTTTATTTTTAGATGTTTCATTAGAACAGAAAATAAATTATATATATTTATTAGGTCACAGAAGGTTATCTAATGAAAATGATTATTTAGATATTGATAATTTTAAAGATGAAATTATCGCCAATCTTTATAATCCACTGACAAAACATGAAAACAACAACTTAAAATTTATCTATGAAGGAGAATGATCATGGTATCATGGGACAAAACACAAGGAATCAAATCACAAGGATCAAGCGAAAGAAAAGAAATCCAAAGAATCTCACTACAAAATGGTGATAACAAAATTAGACTAATCGGGGAAGTACTGCCTCGTTATGTGTACTGGCTAACGACTAAAGACGGAAAGCGTATGCCAGTAGAATGTTTAAAGTTTGATAGAAATACTGAACAGTTTTCTGGAACAGAAGATCCTTTTGATGAAATTTCACCTGATATCTATGCAGATAAGCCTCAATTTGCTTACGTATGTAATGTGATTGATCGAGGAGACAATCAAGTAAAGCTATTTGATTTAAAAGCAACTATTTATCGTCAAATTGTAGACTTTGCTAAAGATGCTGAATATGGTAATCCAGCAGATGAAGCAACAGGCTATGACATTACTATAGTAAAAGAAAAAACAGGTCCTCTGCCTCAAAACGTAAAGTATACTGTAAGACCTGCGAGAGCATCTACAGCGCTAACTGATGAAGAAAAGTCGGCAGATCTATTTGAACTAGATCGTATTTATAAGAGACCTGACTACACAGAACAAAAACGTTGGTTGTTAGAAAACACTACTATGTTTGCAGCTGACGATGATAACTCATTTTCGCCTGAAAGCGTAGAGGATCTTGATTAATGGCTAAAAAATATAAACTTTCAGACATACTAGAAGAAAATGAAAGTAAACCGACACAAACCCCTCAGAAAAAAACTGAGGGGGCAGTGTCTCTACCCGCCGCAATAAAACAAATTGAAGGTAATCAAGTTACTATTGATACTTCAGTACTAAGAAAGAATAATATCTTTTTTGCTACACCTTGTTATGGCGGATTAATTACTGATCAATTCTTTTTAAGTATGTTCAAAACTACACAAACACTAATTCAGCATGGAATTAATTTTAGACTTACTACTCTTAGAAATGAGAGTCTAATCACAAGAGCACGTAATATTCTTACTGCTATGTTTTTAGAAAGTAATTGTACTCATTTAATGTTTATTGACGCAGATATTGAGTGGGAGTCAGACGCAATTATTAGAATGTTAGCAATGGATAAGCCTATCATTGCAGGAGCATACCCAAAAAAGACTCTACCAATAGACTATGCAATTAATTTAAAATTTGTTGATAAAGAGCGTAAACAAGTAAGAGTAGAAAACGGAGCAGTCGAAGTTTTAGATGCTTCTACAGGATTTTTTATGATTCGTAGAGATACTATTGAAAAAATGATTGAAGCATATCCAGAACTTTACTATATTAATGATAGTTCTATTGATCCTAAATTTAACCAATACTGCTATTCATTATTTGATACCATTCATGATCCAGATGATAATAGATATTTATCAGAAGATTATACTTTCTGTCGTCGTTGGCAAAAAATTGGCGGAGAAATCTGGTTAGATCCAAATACTAAACTTAATCATGTTGGAAGCTACACCTTCCAAGGCGATGTTAACAAGATATTTAATTGGAATAATTAAATGACAAAAATACTTCACTCAGCTGATTGGCACATTAATCTACATAAGAAAAAAGTACCTATTGAGTGGCAAGAAAAACGCTTCAAGCTGATGTTTCAAAAACTTCATCAGCTTGAAGAATCTTGTGACATACATATTATTGCAGGAGATGTATTCGATAGAAAACCAGAACCTGACGAAATATGCTTATTTTTATCTTACATTAACTGTGTGTCTATACCTACCTATATAATCCCAGGTAACCATGAAGCAACAAAGAAGGGCGAAACCTTTTTAGAACACTTTTTAGAAGACGCAGTTATTACTAACCCTAATGTAAGACTTTTTACTAAAAATCAAAGAATAAAAGAGCCTAATGAGCCAGGAATACAGTTTTGGCCATATGGAGAAATGCAAGTAGATAACTTACCAGAATATCATGAAGGAGATATCTTAGTTGCACATATTAGAGGTGAGGTGCCTCCTCATATTACGGCTGAATATGATTTTGAGAAGATTAGAAAATGGGGTTTAATCTTACTAGGAGATATTCATTTTAATCATAGATATAAAGATTATGGAGCCTATTATAGTGGTAGCCCTATAAACACGCACTTTGATCGTGATAATAACAAAGAATATGGGGTTAATATATTTAATTTTATTGATAGCTCTAATTATTCGGTTGAATTTATTGATTTAAAATTACCAAAACTAATCAGAAAAACAATAAAATCTGAAGAAGAAATGAAGCCTGATAGTTATGATCACGTAGTATATGAAGTTGTAGGATCGATTGATGATCTTTCAAAAATTAAAAATTCAGAATTACTAGATAAAAAAGTGTCTTATGAACCGTCAGAAGAAGCTACGCTAGATTTAAAAAATTTATCACTAACAGAAGAGTTAAGAAAGTATCTTGAATATATAAAGGTCTCAGATATTGAAGGTACTCTAAATGAGTTCAATGATTTACAGGTAGAAAAATGAAACTAGAATGTCTCTATCCTGAATATGGATATTTTTTATATACAGAAGCAACAGAAATTAATCAGTATAAACAAGAAGTAGCTGAATATGCGATAAAGACTTTTCAAAGCGATTTTGATTTACAGTTTGGTTATAATGTCAGATTAGATCCTCATAAATTTCCTTTGATTAAAGAGATATATGCTTATTTTTTCAAACTATGTGTTAATAACTTTGATAATGTAATTGTAGATCAGAGAAATAGAGAAATTGCTTGGACTTATGTACAAAATAAAGAAACTAGCAGTAATGTGTGGCATAACCATAAAAGGACTACTACAATTAATGCAGTTTGGTATCCTAAAATACCTGATCCTACAGGAACTCTGGCTATTAGAGAAGGAGAAGCTGTAGACGAAGTACAGGTAAAAGAAGGATTTATCTATTTTTTTCCTTACTGGCTCGATCATAAACCTATGCCTCAAAAAAATTCTGATGATTGGAGAGTTAGTATTAATTTAGAATTATTAACAGTAACGAGACCTATATATCCACCAACACAAACTTTATGGTAAAATTATGTCAATCATTTTAAAAGAACTGAATTTCTCTAATATGTTTAGTTATGGAGAAAACAATAAAATTACTTTTGATAACAATAGAATTACTCAATTAACTGCTCCTAATGGTAGTGGAAAATCTAGTATTGCTCTTATATTACAAGAAGTCTTGTTTAATAAAAATATAAAAGGAATTAAAAAGGGAGATATTCTTAACAGATATTCAAAGGTTAAGAATTGGGATGCTAATCTAACTTTTACAGCAAACGAAAAAGACTATCAAGTTGAAGTAAAAAGAACAGGAGCAACAACAAAAGTAAAGTTTTTAGCGGGTACTGAAGATTTAACTGAACATAAAGTATTAGATACTTATAAAAAAATACAAGAAGTAGTAGGATTAGATTTTGAAGTTTTTTCTCAATTAACCTACCAATCTTCTACAGATTTATTAGAGTTTTTAAAAGCAACAGACACTAATCGTAAAAAGTTCCTAATTAATCTTTTTAACTTAGAAAAATATATTGCAATTGGAGAAGCAATTAAAGTAAAACTCAATGCGTCAGACAGAGAACAACTCAAGTTAGAAGGAGAATTAAAAGGCATTGATGAGTTTCTCAGTACCGCTCATATTGATGAAGAAAAAGAGCTGATTGACGTTCCTTCTATAGATGATAATCTAAGAAATAAAGTAGCAAGACTAGAAAATGA